ATTCCACTCAGCGAGCAGAGGTTTGACAGCTGTTAGTATATCTTCAGCGGAACGGTAAGCGTACCCGCCGAACTTATTAGTCTGCCCCTTCGGAGCTTTAAGGGATGACTGGATCCCTTTGAGTTTTGAATGAATATTCAATTTATTCATGTTTATGTTTAGTTAGTTCACGGAATAGTTTGGTTCGTTCTGAGGCATTAGAACATTCCATGAGTTGTTTTCGTTTTGCCCCTAGATCAACTAAAATGCCCTTCTGTTTTTCGGATGTCAAGGCTTTAAATTTTTTTGTAAGTTGCGTCAGGCCCACGGGGTGCAATACATCTAGTTGCTCCTGCTCTAGGTAGTCCGCTATGCCGCGTAGCACTGCGGGTAAATGACCTTGGGTAATCTGACATCTGCGGTAAGCAAAGTTCTCGATTTTACCCAACAAGGCATTACCTACCCTTGATACTACACCACGGACCATACCAGTCTGATGGCAATGATCTACCACCCAGTCCGATGTCTTACGCAGTATCAGTGGACAAGTCTTGGGCTTGTGCTTTGCTCTCCAGTCCTTGAGTTTACTTTGTGGAAGATACATCTAACTCCGTGAGTAAATCCTTCAGGGCCTTCTTCTCTTGAGTTAAGTTCTTACGTTGCTCCATCATCCTTTCAATTCTGAAGGAAAGAGTCCGTGACTCCTGTCGGATCATATCGATCCTAGTCTGTATTCTTTCGACGTTACTTTCTATTTGTGTCATACTCATATTATTTTTTGAAGGGACGGAGTTGGTTCTGCTCAAGTGCATAACCTTTTCCGTAACCTAGATCCTTTATGTTTTTCTTGTTTATTAGTTCCTTCTTCCAGCACCAGCCAACCATCTTTACAGTCCAACGATCTGGCGTGATACACATAATATACATGTCCACATCGGGATTGTCTTTGAGGGTTGCCAGTAGCTTTCCAAGAGCGTGGTGAGTGCTTTTGACATCGTAGGAGTAACCGTTCATTACCCCATCGGCTGACCCAGCACGAGGGCTAAGTCCGAGATCAAAAAATACATTAAAATGTTTGGCTACCGCATACTCAGCGGTGACTCCTTGGGCATCTATATCAAGCCCAGACATGTCGGTTCGCTTCATATCCTTGACATTGTTGCCTCTGGACAGCACTGACCGCAAGTGTCCTACGTGCTGACACATCATGACTTCGTCATCAGTTAAGTTGATCTCAATCATTTCGTGATCCCATTTGAGTATGAACATTTGCCAGTAAGTTGTCTTTCTAAATTTGCCAAGGCCCTCCATGCAACCTTGTCCCAATCTTCTTCAACCATGTGTCGAACTAATGCGTCCAGTTCGTCAGCGGACTTGTCCATGTCCCAATGAAGAGGTTTGTCAGGGTGATGCTGTTCGTTGCCTTGATAGCTACAGTGTGACACTGCGGCTAGTGCGTGAGGAAAGTATTTAATAAGGCCAGAATACATTGGGTAAGTCTTGCGAGCCTTAGCATCAGTTGGTAGTGCTTTGTTCATAGTTATTGTTTTACTGCGGGTTCCATTCGTAGCATCCAGTAAAGGTTAGCCGCCGCTTTGGCTACACGGATACCCCACTGGCTCTCTTCGTCCGTCCACTCGTAGTGAATATGTTCTGCGGTATCGCAGTCCACTATGACGGATCTTATCTTGGGCAGGTAAGGTAATCTCTGTAGGTGCATCAGCATGTAAGCTTCAATAGCTAGCTGACAGCAGTCCTTCTGATATCGTTTAGCTTTACCCTTAGTATTTACACGGCACTTATAGTCCGCGAGAAAGATTCTGGAGTCCTTGATACCTACGAAGTCCACGGAGCCAGCAATCTTGATGCCCCCGTGACTGACTAGCTTTTCACAGCCCAAGGCTTGGACATTGTTGTCATCGATCCAGTCCAGAAAAGGCGTAGCCCACTTGTCCCAGCATGACCTACCTGGGTGTTCGTCGATGCCTAGGATGTGGTGATTTATCATACGCTCGATAGTTCCGTGAACCGATGTGCCAAATTCATGCGATGGTATCAACTCACCATCTTTTGGATGCGGTCTAGTCCCGTAAACCATTTCTGCAAGATTAGCCCAAGGCAGGTCTGGATGCTCTCTGGCTAAGTCCGTCATCATCCTCGGCCTGTAGACTTCATCAAGGAATGAATCCTTGACTATGCCTAGCACTGTCGTAACTGACGGATAAATATCTGCGCCAGCTTTACGGGCTTGTGCAGGAGTCCCCACCTTCGCCTCGAACTGAGGCTCGGATGGGTTCTTGCAGTTGTAGAAGTGACTCATATTTCCTCTTGATCGAGGATAAAGTTGAGTCCATCGCGGAGTGCATCGAGGTCAGAACATTCGGTTGTATCGTAGTCCTGAGTGCATAGAGTCCCACCGTCATCGGTCATGATCACTAGAGTCTTACTGTCTGGGCTTACTATGTTGTCCACGTAGCAAGTTCGTAGATGTTTTTGCGCCATCAGCGCAAGTAGCTGTGTGTCGCTACGAGGCTCTAGCTCGGTCTGGATTGGCATGATATACCGATCCCCAGCTTCAAGTTGTCCGATGCGAGCATCAGAGAATCTGCCACGGAGTCCCATGGCTGATACGATTTCATCATGAGGCAAGCCTATGGCTGGCCCATCTGGATATGTGTGTATTTTTATTTTCATATGTTTAGTTGGTTATGGTGAAAGTTTAAAATAATTACTAGGATGCAACCTTTTTCTGTCGCTCAATCCTTTCGCAAATGGCTCGATGCAACCAGTCGCAGATAGTTTGGTTCCGTATGCGGCTATCTAAATATTTCATTTGTTCCTCGGTCACTCGCACCATAAATGTTTTACATGGGAGGTTATCTCTCAGTTTAGTCACTGGCTCCCAGCCCTCAATGACTTCTAGAATTGCACTAATTACTTGAGATCGTTCAATCTGAAACCACTCTCCGCGAACTTTGAAGGAGTCTAGTTTTTTATGAATGGCGTATTCAACCTGACCAGTTGTAGCACCTATTTGTTGCTCATCGACGACAGCCTCAAACATGATGCTCATCTGGATAGGGTTTGCCGCCTGTAAGGATTTCATTCGTTCCTTTACTGGGCCGTAAGTCATGCCCACCTTAACGTATGGGCCACAAGCGATGGCGTATATCTTGCCGAATTTGTATTGGTCGGATCTCATGTTTATTCAGTTGGTTCGTTTCATGTAGACACAGCTTCACTTAAAAACTGTGCAAGAAAATTCTAGTAACAAGTTGGATCATTCTAGTAACATGGTGGAGTATACGATTAACATAACTTACACCTAATTTTATATAGGCTTACCCCTTTTTATATGTCAAGAAAAAGTTAGGTAAGTGATTCGAGTTCAAAGAGTTTTAATTATCTTACACGCTTGTCAGTATGCGGTAAATTCAGCCTTCCCTTAGCCGCGTAGTATTGGTTTAGACTTATCGTGCTATCTTTTACAAGATCTTTGAGAAGTCCGCGACCCATGCGGACTAGCTTGTTTATCCTCTTGGCTTCATCGTTTATTCTTTTGGTGTCCTTCGCCTTCTTTGCCCTTAGCATCTTGGTGCTGTAAACGCCGCGACGGATTGCAAGGTGACGCATTGCCTCTGGTCTACCCTCCCACGGGGTTCCCTTGATAGCTTGGGGCCAACTCATTTTTTGTTCCTCGACTCGTTTGATTACCAGCGACAGCCAGTTAGCCTCGGCTTCTGGATCGACGCAAATCTTTTGCCTGTTAGGTCTACGTTCTACGCCATCGGTAATGTCCGCAGTCTTGAGGAGTTCGTGATATTTTTCTGTCATTGACTGACAAAAAGCCAGTGCGGATCGTGCTGATTCTGAATACATATTGATTTATGGTTAGTTGTTTCCTGCGCTTGATCGTCTTACGCAGTCTCGTTTGGATGCTACAGAAAAAACGTAGCCTTGTCTACCAAAAAAGCCCCACCCTTTTGAGGTAGAGCCGATGGTTTAGGACTCTTGTTTTTCAAGCCATCTAAGCAACTCAAGGGCTAGCTCCGCTCGCCCCTTGTCCATTAGATCGTTGCTTGCTAGTTCTTGGTCTGCTTCCGCTTGTAGCTTTTCTTTTAGTTCTTGGTGCATGGTTATTAGTTAGTTGATACGGGATTGAAAAAGGACATAGCCTTTTCTACGGCTTGATCGTTTACTTCTGGGCTTTCCTGCGGGATTTCAAACTCGTAAAGTTTGCCTTCCCAAACGTCCTCCCAGTTGTCGTCAATGAGACGATTCTGATACATCGATACGATGAGTGCCTCGCCATTGTAACGGAAACTACCAAACGATCCATCAGGTAGTAGCATATCGACCTCATCACCATTTGCGATAAGGTGTTCTTTGTGCCTTGTATTGATCGGTATGTTCATGGTTATAGATATTCAGCGATGATTGTAACCGCTAGCAGTATGCCGCCAACGATGATGCTCCAGAATACGATGAACGCACTCTCCTCTTGCTTGTCTGTCTTGACTAGCTTGTTTGGTTTTTTGATTTTCATATTTGTATTGGTTCGTATTAGTTTACAGGTATTTCATGTGTCTTGCCGTCTTTATCCTCGACTAACAAAATAATGTGAGAGACGTCCATAAAGCCGTCTTCGTGATAGCAGTCAACTCCGTCCATCCAGAGTTCGATGAAGGTCTCCCTGTCGAACAGGTCTTCGGCAGTTAGATCGAATGGACAATCTGTGAATGTCTCCCTATCAGGTTCGTCCTCATCAAAGAGGACTCTGATGACGCTCTTATTGTCATCGTTTAGCGGTTGCATTATACGAGTAGGATCAGTCACGTATGATCGACCACTTGGTCGGTGATCAAAGTAGAGTCCGCCCATGTTTAAGTCCGCGTGTGTAACGTCCTTCGGGTTGAAGTTTATGTCAACGTGCAGGAGTTTGATTCCGTCTATAGTAATCATGATTTTTGATTGGTTCTTGTTAGTTAATATTGGCTAAATCATCTTCGTAATCGAACTCGTATGATTCAATATACCATTCGCCCTTGCCGTCATTTTTGCAGTAGGATTTTAGTTCGTCCATGTCCTCAAAGAAGTGCCAAATGTTTTGGTCGAATCCCACTTGCTGATCAGTCCATTCATCCATGTCATCACCCCATACTTCAAAGGGATCAGCACCGACTGTTACTTGTGTAGAACTTGGCTCGTCGTATGGATCAACAGTCCAGTTCCAAGTGATATCGTATACTTTAATTTTTGTGTTCATGATTTGTATTGGTTCGTGTTAGTTGATTTGTAAGCAGTGTGCTTGCACCCCAAAGCCCGCACAACGAACTAACGAGGGCGGGCAAGTGGTTTGATAAGTTTAGTTTGTTAAGATAGGCGCGTGAAGTATACTATTAAAGGACAAACGATTGCGACCGTGACGCCTACGATAGTAATGATTATATCGATTTGATCGCTTTGCTTAGGAGTTAATTTCATTATGTGTTGTATGATTATTTGTGTAGTTTTGGGTCCAGTAACCCGTCGAATGTTTGGCCTTTTTTATATATCTTTGAAGGCACTTTTTTAAGTTCAATTTTGCCCGTGGTATCACAGCGAGTGATTTTATAGCAGTAACCCGTAGATTGTATTTTCATTGTGTGTTGTGTTGTGTGGTTAGTCTTCAATAACTTCAATTGACTGGTTTGAGCCAACTGAAAACGGAATAGTATCACCGTATGGATTGCCATCATAATTTTCAGGTAATTGAACGGTTTCGGTGTCTATAAGTGTGTCGAGTGTGTATGTTTTTAGTAGTGCTTTCATTGTGTGTTGTGTGGTTAGTATTGTGAATCTACCCAATTTTCCAATTCGTTAATATCTTCCCAATAGGTAAGTCTTTCGCCCCCTATGTTAATGAAAGCAAAAATGCCATCAATCCAATAATCATTGCCCT